GGGGTCGCTCGTTTCGTATGTGTCGCCGGGTTTATACCGGCGGCTGTCCAGCTTGCAGGTAAATCGCTTTATAACGGGATACTTCATCAGATCACCTCTTTAACAATAAGCACCAGTTCGCGGTTCAAATCGGCCACGTTGTCAATCGGCGGGATGATTGAGTATGTCCTGCCGTTTACCTTGATCAGCATGTCCTCCCGGATACCGGGCATGTAGCGCATCATCAGGCGCCGGACGCTCACGCCATGCAGCGCCTGCGCTTCCCAGAATTCTCGCCCCCAGGGGGCTTTCTGGAATCCGACGGGGACGCCTGTTTTGAAGGTTTCGTATTCTTCCTTCGGGTTGCCGGTGGTGTTCGTGCCTGCTTTGGGCTTCAGGATTTCGGCGCGGTGCCGTAGTTCTCCAGATTTGATCATACCGGCACCACCCTGTCATAATCGAGCAGGCGAGTCACGCCGAAAGGAATCTCGCGGTTGAATTTCTCCGCGCCGCCCTTCCCGGTCAGGCTCGTTGCTTCACGGTTGAGATACCACTCGGCAACGAGAAGGAGGATCGCCTGCCTGACGCGCCGGGGGACATTGGCAGCTTCGGTGTAGCCAGCGGTAAAGGTGATACAGATTCCACTGACCGGGCGCAGCCCCGCAGGCCAGGACTTGCCGGGGTTCATCAGGACACGGCCCGGTTCGCTGTTCACGTCGGCAAAGTAGTCCGCCGCTTCAATGGTGTGCTCCACGTTGGCCGTGTCATACCATTTGATTGATTCGATGCTCTGCAGCGGCGGGCGGGGGATGGTGATAATCGGCGGCCAGCAATCGAGCCAGAGTTCCCATGTTTGTGTAAGATAGGCGCGGTTCTGGTATTCTTCGCAGGATTCCCGGGCGGTGGCGATCAGGTCGGCAATGTGTTCCCGCAGCGCGTCCACGGGTTCAGGCTCTTCCGGGGGTTCCGGTTCGCCTTCGGGTTCTTCGCCCTCTAGATCTTCGGGTTCCGGCTCATCGACCGGTTCCGCGTATTCGTTTAAGTGCCTTATCGCCTGGTCTACCGTCACCGGCTCGATTTCCGGCGCCTCGATCAGTTTCAGGGCCATGTTATCACCGCCTTAGATTGGTGCCTCTTCGGGATAGAGTTTCAGAGTCCAGGTTGTCCCGCCGCAGAATACATATGTCAAGCCGGTGTCGCTCTCGAAAAATTCAGCGCCGACAGCCGGCAGCGGGTCCATATTGGTTCGTTCAGTTACGGTGCCGATATAGCGGGGGGTCGAGCCGGAGAGAAGGGTGACGGCCATGGTTATTCACCGCCCTCTTTAATGTCGGTAATCAGGCCGTTGGTGATAGTGAGGACCAGGGTTCCCTCGTCACCATCTCCAACCGTGATCTCATTGGTCTCGCCCTTAGTCTGCAGCTTGCCCTCACCAACCTCGATAGTTTCGCCATCAGGTTCGGTGACGATAAAAGCATCACCGTCTGCTTCGATGCCGGAGCCGTCAGGCAGGACCAGCCTCCCTTCCTCCGCGTCAAAGATCAGGATCTCTTGTCCGGTCAGCTTGGAAAAAAATATTAGATTGCCATCTTCCCATCTAGATCCCACATTTGCAACTGGCATTTAACATTCTCCTTTCTCCATACCCTGTTAGGGTTTATAGCGGTGGTTCCGCTTTAATTAACAGGGCCGCCCCGGATTAAGGGGGCGGCCCCGGTCAGGCTAAATCGAAGAAGGCGGTTGATTTGCCTTGTATTTCATGCCGGAGAGGATGGCCACACAAGAAGCGTTTGCGGCGGTTCCCGCATCGCTCAAGGACAGGGTGATCCAGGGTTGTCCCTCGGTCAGCTCGGCCACGGGGACTTCGACGATCAGGAGCTTGTTTTCGAAGGTTGCCTTAAGCAGCTCCAGGGATTTCACACCGGTTTCGGCGGCGTATACATCCGCCCCGGCAGCACCCTGGGCAGCGCCCGCAGTCCTGTAGTAGAACTTTTCTGCCGTGGTTTCGGTGCCGGCGCCAGCGCCGGACTTGACAGTCAGCACTGCGCCGGCGCTGCCGTTATCCGTCAGTCCCGCCAGCTGGAGCAGGAAAGTGACGTGGGTGCAATATTTGGTGTTGATGCTGTCGCCCTTAATACCACCCCCGTGATTGCCGGGCTTAAACACGTAAACAATACCGTTGGTTTCAGATAGTCTCATCTGTTGTATCCCTCCTTACGATGTTCTTGCTCCCAGCGCCACGAAGGAGCTGCGCTGGTTGTTGGAATTTTTGATAGTGAGCGCCTTGTTCCGCTTCGGCATACCATTAGCGCGGAAGATGAAGCGGAAACAGTTCTCGGCGGTTAGAAAAGCAACGTGAATCGAAGTCGCCGCGTCTACGCCGCCCTTGTAGGCCAGCATATACTGCGACAGATCCACGAAGTTCACGTCACCCGCAGCGCCCAAAGCGGAGCAGTGATCGCTCTCCACAATCGGCTTGCCGCGCAGGGTGTCGATGCTGCCGGCGGCCGCAGCGGGCAGGTAGACAGGCACGCCGCCGGTGCCGACAGGAAATTCCAGGAAGTCAAGCTGCTCGGCTGCATCGGGGTGCATCAGCCATACACCTTTTGACTTATCCAGGATGCGGTGATACATCTTGGAAAGGTTTTTCCAGATAACCGTGCCGTCTTTTTGCCCGGTTTCCTTAGCAATCGTGACAAGGTTGGCTCCGTTTAAAAATCCGAGCGGTTTGCCCGATCCGTCACCCGCCACAATCGCCCCTTCCAGGGTGCGCTGAATAGCCAGTGAAAAAGCACGGGTGTAAAGGGTATTGATAAAGCTGGAATCGGCATCAAGTTCATAGGTCGCATAAGCAAGGCCCATGAGCTTTTCAAGTTTCAGCTCCTTCTCTGCCAGTTTCGGGTGTGACGCTATCGCTTCCGCGGCCTCGGCGGCCCAATAGACACGCACGCCGCCGAAAACGGTCTCGGAAACATTATCCTCGTCGATGTCCACCCATTTGACGGAGTTTGAGCCGTCGGTCACTTCGTAGCTGTCAACCAGGGGCAGGATGTTACCCGCCTTCGCGGCAGAATCCATGATCATGCCGGCGAAGTCTGTCTGCACGGCAAAGCCACCCTCGGACGGGACGCCGACGTTGCCGCCCGATGCGTTGTTAATCTTGAGCAGGTTCTCGCTGACCACCCCTTGCGCTGCCAGCTTCACGTCAACAAGCTGTGCCACCAGGTTTTTGTACGGCCTCGGCAGAGGTTCGCTCACCACGGTCACCGCGGGGGTGTTCACGGGCTTGCGGGCCTTCGCTTCGCGGTCGGCCAGGGCCTGGAGGCGGGCGATCTCCTTTTCGTTTCCGTCATACTCGGTTTCCATTGCCTCGTAGGACGTCACTTCTTCTTCGGTGAGGGGTTCCGTCTTATCGACCAGGGCGCGCATATCGCCTAACAGCACGTCGTTCCTGGCGATAAGTTTCTGTAGCTTATCCATTTTTTGCATACCTCCTGTGAGATTTTTCGCGCACGTTGACGCGCTTATCAAACACCCGGCCGGTGACCGGGGGTTCTTCCAGTTCAGATACCTTTGTTTGCTTTTTCAGTTCCAGTGCTCTCTCGATTGACTTGTTCCAGCTATTCTGGATCATTGGGCGGTAGGTAGCGGCGAAATGCGCCTTCATCGCTTCGATGGCCTCGGAGTAGAGCATACCGTCTGCAAACTTTTCCTCGATGGCTGTGGTCGCGCTCATTGGTGTTTCAGCGTCCATGATTGCCGATATTTCTTCGCGGCTCCGGCCGGTTTTTAGCTCGTAAATGTTCATAATCGCCTCTTTTACCTCGTCTAAAATGTCGGCCACATGGCGCATATCCTTCGCTTCACCCTCGATATAAGACCAGGGGTTGTGGACTAACATCATGCTGCCGGGGCTCATAAGCACCTGCCCGCCAGCCATGGCGATGATTGAAGCAGCAGAGTATGCCTTGCCGTCGATTTTTACGGTGACGGCGCCATCGTGATCCATCAGGGCGGTATAAATACCGGCCGCCGCGAATACGTCGCCGCCGATGGAATCGATCCAGACGGTGATGTCTTTGCCTTTATGCTCGGCCAGGGCTTCACGGAATTTATTCGGTGAAGCATAGGGGTCTCCAAACCATTCGTAAATCCATGCCCGGCTGTCGTCGATAATCTCGCCGGTTATGCGGAGTTCAACATCGCCCGTCTTTTTGTTCTTGATAAAATTCCAGAATTTCAAGTCTCGGCGCCTCCTTCCTTCAGCATTTTTACTATCTCGGTTGTCATGTTCTCGATGTTCTTTTCCGGGGAGCCTGCCTCCCTCATGTTCTCCGGCTCCAGGTAGCGGTCGCCGTTTGGAATCGGCGGCATGTTCTCAAGCTTCCGAATATCGTTCACTGACAGCCAGCCCCACTGTCTGCCGGATGCGTATGATTTGGCCCGGCTCAACATGTCGCCGCGCAGCAGGCCGCGAAGGTCAAACTCGACATAATAACCGGCCCGCCGCTCCGCCGGGGTCAGGAGCTGCATGTTGATGTTTTCCTCCCAGCGCTTAAACCAGGGCAACATCGTATACATGATGAACTCCAGCGATTGATGCTCGATGTTGTTGTTGGTGGCGCGGTCCAGGTTCTGGATCAGGTGTAGCGGCACCCGGTAAATTCGGGCGATGTCCTCGATCTGAAATTTCTTGTTTTCGATCAGCTGCGCGTCGATTGGTTTCACGGTGAAGGGTATGAACTTCAGGCCGCCTTCAAGAAGCATGGGCTTGCCCGTGTTTTTCATGCCGGTATAATTTTCGTTGATTTCCTTCTTTAGCCGCTGAAACGATGATTCGTTCAGGGTTCCGTCGGTTGAGAAGCCGCCGGAGGGGATTGCCGCATTTCTGAACATCTGATTGCCGAATTCTTCATAGCTGCGCCCCAGGCGGATAGCGTTTGCCGCGTATTCGATGGGTGACATGCCGATCACGCCGTCAACCGACATTCCGGGGACGTGGAAAACCTGCTTCCGGTCCAGTTCCTTTTCCGGCTTGGTGCTAATCCCGTCGCTGATCTTGTACTGCAGATTCTTCGTCTCCGGGTCACGGTCGATTTTAACCTGCTGCCACTGGTAGGGGTAGAGACCCACCAGGCCGCCGCGTCGGTCCACCAGGCGCTCACATACGGCATTGCCGCCGGTGTTCAGCGCTATCATGCAGGCCTCCTTGAAGTTAAACGGCGCCATCTCCTCATTCGGGGCATTGTGCAGAATGTCGTAAACGGCCAGGTCGTTGCGGGATTCCCGCTCATCGTCTGTGACCTTACGGTAGAGCTTGGCCGGCGCACTGGCGAAAGTCTCACCCAGCACCCGGATGCACGAAAAAACCGCCGTGTATTTCATTGCGGTTGTGGCGGTTACCGGGCCTGCCGGGACGTTGACAACTTCTTCACCGATCAGAAATTTGCGGACCAGATCATCAAAACTGCTGGAGAACACGAATCGGAACTTTTGAAATATATTCAATATACCACCACCTTTAGAGCAGGCTTCTCATCCCGCGATAGTTGTAAACAAAGTCGCTGTCCTCTTGCCTGATAGCGATATTCATAGCGTTAATAAGCGCCACCATTACGTCGATCCGGTCGGCACTCTTGTTTTTCATCGGCTTAATATTTTCGTTGCCGTCTACGGCTATTACCACATTTCCGAAACACCAGCGGGCGACGGGGTTTTTCTCGTGGGTCAAGCGTCCGATGCGGAGCAGCCGCTCGATTTCTTTCATCCCTGGGGACATGCCGGCGATTGTCTGTGGCACTTCCAGAGATTCGATTTCCGCTTTCGCCAGCTGCTGGGTCAGCATCCGGGAGTTCCAAGGGTCGGTGCAGAGATATTTGACATCATACTGTTTTGCCATGGCCTCGATCCGGGCTTTTACGAAGTCATAGTCAACGACATCACCCGGGGTAGCGTGCAGGAATTTATTCTTTACCCAGCGGTCAAAGGGCACTTTATCGCGCTTCATTCGCTCCTTCATTTTCTCTGCCGGAATCCACGCCTCGAAGATTGCCCGCCAGTCGTCAATTCCTTCTTGCGGCGGGAAAAGCAGGGCGGCCGCTGTCAGGTCAATGGTGCTCGCAAGGTCCAATCCCAGATAACACCTTTTGCCGGCCAAGTCCTCAACGCCCCACTCGCCAACGGTTTGATCCCAGAGGGAAAGCGGCAGCCAGGTCAACGTTTTAAGCGCCACCCACTGATTTAGCCGTAGCCAGCGGAAAAGTTTTTCCTTTGCCTCGTCGTTCCGGGCGCCAATGGCTTCCTGCCGGACCGCCTCAATGTCAATGCTGCGCCCGAGCGAAGGGTTCGCCTTATACCATACTGCCTCATCAAAGATGTCGTCGTCCTCGTCGGCGCAGTAGATTTTTGCATACCAGGCAGGATCCTCGATCTCGCCATCCTGGATCCTCCGGGCGTATTCGTGGACATCCCAACCAATCGAGTGCCGGTCGGGGTCGTCACCGGCGGTAGTGATTACCCACCAAAGCGGCTCCTTCCGGGCAGCACCGGCGCCGAAGGTCATTACGTCCCACAATTCCCGGTTCGGCTGGGCGTGGAGTTCGTCAAAGATTACAACGGTCGGGTTCAGGCCGTGCTTTGAATATGCCTCGGCAGAAAGCACTTTAATAAAGGTGCCGGTTTCCCGGTTGTATATTTCCTTTTTGCTGTCTACTACCCTGACAAGCTCCTGCAAGGCCTCGTCTTGCTCTATCATCTGCTTGGCGGCCTTGTAAACTAGGGATGCCTGCTCTCTCTCGGCGGCGCAGCAGTAAATTTGGCCGCTCGGCGGGTCGTTTATCAGGTGGTAAATAGCCAGAGCGGCGACAAGTTCAGTCTTGCCGTTCTTCTTTGGAATCTCCAGGTATGCGTATTGATACTGCCTGTAGCCGTTATCTTTTACAGTGCCGTAAACGTCCCAGATTACCTGGTGCTGCCAGTCAAGCAATAAAAAAGGCTGACCGTAGAAGTCGCCTGTGTGGTGGAGCATTTGAATAAACTCAATTACGTCAAGGGCACGTTCCTTGCTGTGCACTTACATCACCCGTTCTTTTTCTCCCTCTTTCTTCGCAAGTATTCAGCCATCGGGCTGTCTTTCTTTTCTTTCGGCTGCTTCGGTATGGACCGCAGCGCGGCCATAATGGTCATGATGTTCTCCTTCTCGATTTGGAGCAGCATCTTGCGCTTGTCCATGAGCTTCTTATCCCAGGCGATGATGCGGTTATGGATGTTGCCCTTCTCTTCGAGGTAGGCCATGAAATCAATCTCGTCATTTTGCCGGGCCTCGGCCAGCTCCACAAGCTCGCCCCGCAGCTGCTCAATCGTCTTTTCAATCTGCTTGCACTCGGCGGTCAGCAGGCAGTAGCGGTTGATCACCGCTTCGTGCAGGGCATCATTATGGCCGATGATCTCCAGCAGTTTTTTGACGCGGTTAAATTCCTTCTTGGCAAGCTCGTTCTCCCGGACCTCCGGCCAGGCCTTCATCTTCCGGCCGGTCAAAAGTTGCTTCTCTGCCTTCTCCCGGGTTTCGAGTTCGGCCTTGGTCCGGTGGGCTCTTCCTTCGAGTTTTATAAGAGCGACTGGTTTCGGGGGCCTGCCGGCCATTTTAATCACCCCTGGGGAAATTCGTCATTTCGGGAAAAAATGTTGCGCGGAGGTTCACCAATGGTTTATATTGGAAAGGCTGTAAGGATTTTTACCCCCCTATGCCCTTAGACGTTCCATTCCGTTCCCTTAATTGTCTTATTGCCTTTAATGCTATTGCAAATCAAACAACTCGGTTGGTGATTCGATTCATTCCAGAACTTTGGGTCGTCCGGTCCTTCGGGCGGTACGATATGGTCAACACATTCAGCAATGAGATTGCAGCGCTTATCAATCCTGAGCTTGCATATCTCATTACCCGGCTGGGATAGATACCACTTGCTATACTGCTGCCACCTGTAGGTATATCCGCGCTGGTTCGCTGTCCCGCGCTGCCTGTCTACCTCCCGCCGCTTGTCCCTGGTATGGTCGGGGCAGTAGGCCCCCCGGCATAGGGCGGGGCAGCCAGGGCGTTTGCAGGGACGCAGGGGTTTATAAGGACTCATCTTCCCCGCATTACCACCCACACCAACCCCACCAACAGGATTATCGGCAACGTCACATACAGGGTCAGCGTCCAGCCCAACGATATTAATTTATCCATTATTGCTATCACCTCAAATTCAAAGGCCACGCCCTGCGGTCGCGTGGCCCTTCTACAAAGGAGGAAGCGTGGATGTTGACAAGTTTCCTGATACTATTTTAACATGGTCAAACAGGACATATCGGACATATTTCACACCGTCACCCCCGCCTCAAATAAGGTCATTTGCCGGTTCGACATGCGCTTTCTGATGATTTCGCAGTATTTCGGTTCTTTCTCGATCAGAATTGAATTTCTGCCGCAATTCTCGGCGGCGATGGCGGTCGTGCCTCCACCCGCGAAACAATCTAAAATTAGATCGCCGGGGTTACTTGAATGTAAAATTATGTT